CGGGTATCAACGGTCAGACCTGCCCCGCCAGCGGCTGCAGCCTTGCGGTTAGCGTAGTCAAACTTATAGGTGCCGAAGCTTGCCATCTCGCCGACGAATGCCTTGCGCAGAGCACGATCACTGATCTCGTTACCGAAAGAGCGGGAAGCTTTCGAAAGGTCGTTAGCCATGCCGTTGTAATCACGGGTGGACAGGGCAAGGAAACGATCGTAAGAAGGAACGCCTTGCTCGTTCATGATGGCTTCGCACTGGGCGACGTCATCAAAGCCGGAAGCTGCAGAAGTGCGCTTCACGAACAAGGTGCCTTGATTGGCGGCCACGTTCATGATTGCCACGTTGATGTCAGAAGCCAGCTTTTGCTTGGCAGCGTCACCGAGGCGACCCTCTTGCAGGCTGTCACGCAATTCGGTTGCGGTCATGACCCAGGGGACAGACTTGCTAAAACCGATGGTGGCAGGCACAGACAATTGGGTGAAGTCGTCGAAATTGGACGACATATCAGTGCCACTGTAAGAGGTGGCAATGTAGGGTTGTGGACGCCAGATAACGTTGTTGGTACGCTCCATCATCGTTTGATCGGTGCGGTATACAGCGACGTTTTTGCTCAAAACCAGAGCATCTTGAAAGCCTTCGAGGATGTCCTCAAACGCGACCCGTTCCTCTTTCGAAAATGAATTAGCCATGATATTTCCTTAAGTTTAGTTGCGCTTCTGCCGACGATATTCCATGACCTTTGTATAGTCACCAGTTCGTTCAGCCTCTGCACGTAGCCTATTGAGTGTTGAATCAACCGACGCAGAAGATACTACACGCCCAGAATTCTGAACGATTTTCTCCGGTGCCGGAGCTGACTTGCGATTGCTGACTTTCAAATCTTTCTCCAGTCTGGCCACCGCGAAAGCAAATTCCACAGGATCACTGAGTTTTGCAAGTTCTGCGGCCTTCTTTGGGTTCTTGCCGAGAGCGTACACCAACAGAGCAGGATTATTTGCACCGCGAACAATGATGCCTTGCTGTGTCACATTAAAGAGTTCTTGAGCCGTGGCTTCCGCATCTTCGTAATCCTTTACTTTGAGCTCTGCCTTGTTTCTTGAATAGGCTTCTAACCTATCCTTCCACACCTTATCTTGATCGGCCTGTTGCTGCCGAACCTTCTCAGACTCAAGTTCGAATTTACGTTTCTGCTCGTGCCATTCCTCAAGCTTTTGCTCGTACAAATCCGCGTCGTAATCAAAGTGTTCTAGTTTCGGCTTCGGCCCTGGTTCACCGATTTTTTGCTCAGGTTTTTGGAAACTTTCAAGTCTTGATTGCAGCTCACGATTTTGACGTTGCAAATCTCTATGCGACTTCCTTAGCTCTCGCACCCATTCAGGTGCCTTCGTTTGCTCCACTTCCTGGGGTGGCGATTCCCCATCAATCGAAACAACAACCTCGTCCTCCGCCTCTTGATTGTCTTGCTCAGACTCCTCAACAACTTCTGAGGTTTCCTCCGCAACATCTTCAACAATCTCAAGTTCCTCGGATTGGATGTCTTCCGTATCGTCTGCCTGTTTCATTTTTGATCCCAAACTCACCCGAAATAGGCCGGGTGGATGCCTTTACATAATTCTGAGCCTATTGTAACGGATTGACAATAGGCATTCCTTGTGGTTCAGGAATAACGTTTTGCTGCGATACCTGAGCCGCGTTGATTGCAATATCCTGCTCTGCAATCCCAGCTTTGGCCATCGTTTCAGCCGTCTTAGCCCGCGACAATTCAGCGTCTGCAATCGTCTTGACGGTATCCGCCCTAGCCTTGGCAGCCTTCGCCGTAGCTTCCTCTGCTGCGGCCTGCAGGAAGATTGCATTCGGATCTTGACGACCTTGGGCCTCGGCCTGCATCTCTTGCGCTTCTTCGTCGGTTGGCTTGATAACGCCAGCTCGAACCATCTGTTTGCGGAAATATTCGCGAATGTCGCTGATTCCCTCACCTTCCATGTTCATCAGCGCCATGGATTGCAGGATCTGTTTGGTCTGAGGGTCGTCCGTAATCGCCAACATCCCGGTCAGCGCCTTGACCATAGCGGCCCGTTTGCTCTGGCTGCTCGGTCCAACATCAACATCCACGTCGAAATTGGCCGAGGTCAAATCGTTTTCAAGCTCTACCTCTCCAGTCTCGCCGATAATTGGCCGCATCATTTCGATCTGTGACGTCTTGCCTTCAGGAGAGACCGTTTTCATCTTGCGGCCTTCCTCGACGTAGATTTCTTTGGCCATCGAGAGCCAAATCTCACCAGAGCGCCGCTGACCCTTGGCAAAGTTTGACATGTAGATGTAAGCCTGCATGTCAAGACGCTGCTGGATCATCTCCACGGCTTCGCCGCTGATGTTCGAGACGACCTTATCAGCACCAGCCTGATTGCCTAGGATCTCCTGCATATCCTGTTCGGTAATCTGCAGCAGTGCGGCCATGGCCGGAGGAACCTGGGGAGGCTTGGTATATGCCACCGGGCCGCCGATCTGCTGAGAGCCGTCCGGTCCGGTGATCGGATTCACCAGCAAATACGGATAGTCCTTGAGGTTATCCTCGGCCCACATCATTTGATGCCCGGCAACCTGCTCAGGGGTCATGATCGGCTTTTCAACGCTAGACAGTGCGCTGATCTCGCCAAGCTTTGAGAGCTGCATGTTTTTGAGCCGCTGGGCATCCTTGGCCAGCCTAACGTGACCCATACACCGCTCAATGTTGTCCACAAACCAGCGTTTACCGTACACAGGCACGATTGGGATGCAATTGCCTGCAATGTAGCCAGCATCCTCAAGCACTCGGCCACCGCTCATGATGTACTTATGCACACGCTTGCGCTTGATCTTGCGCTGCCTGACCTCACGAGTGCCAATGGCTGCAAGTGTGTTCTCTAGCTCTGGATCGTTCTCAAAATCGGCTTCGCGGTACTTTTCTTCAGTGCCATCAATAGATTGAAAGATCCGCAGGGTCTCGGATACTTCCTCAACCTCATAATATTCGGCCACGTAAACAACATCCGGGGTGCACCAGTCAAACTCAAACTGGTGAATGATCTTCGGCCAATCTGACGGATTGTCATCCCACATGTCTCTGTAGGATTCACGAGTCATTGAGGTGATGACGTAGCAGTGCTTTGCATCCGCCTTGTCTTGGCGCTTTGCATTCAGGTCGAAGAACACAGAGCTATCAGCATCGAAGATAGGTTCTATCTTGATCCTCTGACGCTCGTTATCCTCATCCGATTCGTCCTCGTACACAGTGCGAAGACGCCAAGCACCGAAGCCACCAGCAACAGCTTCCTCAAAGGCGTTGTCGTAGGCTTCCTCGGCCACAGAGTCTTTCTCATCTGCCCTGAACAGTCCGTCGCAGACATCGGCTAGGCTCTGCTCCTGGTCGTCCTTGCTGACGTAATCAACCGTAATTCGATTGTTCCGATATTCGTTGATGATGCGAATGACGGCTAGGTGAACCTTGTTCACCTCAAACTTAGGTTTGTTCTCGTAAATATCCTGCAGCGGCCCCTCCCACTGAGCACCTGCCAGCGAATAGAAGCGCCGATCCTGAAGACATTGAAGCCGCTCATCGCGCAGCGCCGATTGAATATCATTAAACTGCCTGAGCGCTCGCTGATGTAATTCAGCAAGCCGCTGTTCTTTTGACATGCGTGCCATAAATCGCCCCTTTTAGCAAGTTTACCATTTGTTCATGCTCGGGATAGGCACGAAATTAGTTGGCCTCTGCACAACCGCAGCCCGTCGCACCCCCTCGCAAGCGTAACGCAGCGCGTCAATGACGTGATTCTTTTTATCCTGCAGGATTGGCAGAACCTTCCCGGTTAGCGGATCTGTTTTGAAGCTGTAAAAAGTCAGCTCGTCAATTGTGTGGGTGCATCGATGATGCACAACGATGTCATAGGATTTAAGCCACTCGATACCTTCCTCGACAGACTTGGCTCCTTTGACAGCAGGCATGATCTTCGGGAACCCGTTTTTACGAAGATGGCTAATCGTCTCGGGCCTCGATGAGTCAGCAACCATCGGCCACCGTTCTGAGTCTGGCACTGTATGAAATAGGCTCGGTGTGTCAACGATCTCGCAGCCCACCTGGTAAGCCTCGTAATCAATATAGAGCGTGCGGCCTACGATATGACAGCGCACTAGAACCGTCGGATCGGTGGCAAACCCCCAGTCGGCGCCGAGTCGGTGAATCGCATCCGCGGAAGCCTCAAAGTCTTCAATCCGCCAGTTTTTGAACACGCGAGAACTGCTGTTCTGAACGTATCCACCGCGCCAAACGTGGGCGTATTTGTCAGGGTCTCGCCCTCGGTCATACTCCATTTCGGCCCGCAGTACGTCTGGGAACCAAGGATTGTCTGAGTAGTTGACCTCAATGACCTTGGCGCTGGGAGGTGGATTCTCGCCACGCAACAAAGCATCAACCGGGTCGGTAGCCTGTGACGGGTTCCAAGTGAACCATAGCTCAGAACCGGGCTTGCGAATTGTTGGTCGGAGTAGGTCCAGGCTTCGTTGTGAGAGGCTCTGTGCTTCCTCGACCCATGCGCAATCGTAGCCCTCCAGCGATTTGATCGAGTCAGCCGTGTGATTCTGCATCCCCTGGAAGATGATGAGCCCGTCGCCCTTCTTGGACTTGATGCAAGCCTCTTGCACCTCGAAGTAGGCGCCCGCATTCATCTGTTCAATCTTCAGCTCCAACAGCCTCTTAACAGACTGAGCGAGGGACTTCTGAACCTCACGAACGCACACGCTTCGACGTTTCTGATCGAGCAGGTGTGACTCAATCAGCATCTCTGCGAAGAAATGCGACTTGCCAGAGCCTCGGCCACCGTGTGCGCCTTTGTATCGAGCAGGGTCAAGTAGCGGGACGGCCCAGGCTGGGGTTTGGAGTTGTAGCTTACTCATTCGGCTTCAGAATGACACGCTCAATCGTTTTAATCTCCAGCGGCCCACCGTCCGCCCCAGTATGCTCAGTGCGATCAGAGTAGACCCGCTTGCGATTTCCCTTCAAGATCAGTGCAAGAAGCTGATCGCTGTACATGCGCTGCTCGCCGACTTTAACGCCTTGATACCAGACGTCCTGTTCGTATCCTTGGACAGCTCGCCTATAAGCTTCAGCCTCTGCCTTGTCAATGCCCTCTTCGATTGCATCGTCCCAGGCCTCGGAGAATTCCGGATCGGCCCGTTTATTCCGCCAGGCATTGACGCGGCTGATGCCGGCGGCCTTTGCTGCGTGAGCAATGATCGGGCTCTCCCGAAGATGCTCGAGAAAGATTTTTTTCCAGTCGTATTCTTTGCCTGCCATGATTTCCTGCCTCTGTAGTGTGGCGCAATCTTGATTGTATCAACGATCTGTGCTAGCTGTTGCATGGCTGACATTGTTGTGAACTGGCTCACAGTTATGGGGGGGGGTGGGCAAAGGGGTGGGCAACCCATTTGATGTCAATCGATAAACATCCTAGTATTTCCACTAGTACAAAATGTGTTGACAACGACGCTACGCCTAGCGTATTATTCAATCACTGCGCGACATGAATGACAGACGGCGCAGCAACTAAACAGGAGATAGACATGAGCAACATTCAAACCGCCCAAGACCTCGCAGCCAAATTCACGATCGATGGCGATCAATACGATCGCCTACCACAGCCGTCCACAGGCTGGGTCGGAGAGGATTCCGACTTCCCCACCCGCTATTGGCGGGTCGGCGGTAACGCAGTTGTTGTCCAAGGCCCTTGGGGCCTTGAGGCAAAGCGTTGGCACGATCTGGTCGCAGAGACCAGAGACTTGCGTTACCCAGCTCGGTAACGCCTCACCCAGCCCCTAACCCGGGCTGGGTTTTTTTATTTGGGCCTCCGGCCCCTACAACGAAAGCACACCATGACAACCTACACATTCCAAAAAGCCTCCTTGCCCGGCCTGAAGGGCTGGATCGTCACAGTCTGGATTGACGGAGTTCAATCTGGCAA